CGAGGAGGTCGATCACGTCGCGATACGTGCGAGGGGCGGCGTACGGCGGGTAGGTGATTCCGACGCTCATTTTCCAGAGTCTCCGTGAAACTCGGCACGACCGTCCGTGATGTTGAAATGGGCCTTGCAGCCGCTGGTGTACCGGATGCTTGGGCTCAAGGTCGCGCCGTTCGGTCCGCGGCTGTAGAGCCAATGCCTCTCGGTCTTTGGCTGCCCCTTGGTCGCGTCAGTGACCGGCGTATAGCACTCGGAGCCGCACCCACAGGGACACCGGAAAGTCACTGCAGATACGGAACCGTCATCCTCGGCGAACACCCAGAATTCCTCTGGCGTGGTCGGTCCCCCACGATTCGGAGCGCCGCCGTCTTCCGGCGCCTTCCCGAAGCGAAACCGTGTCTCGACGTATTTTCCGGAGAACCGTGCCACTACGCTTTGCTCCCGTATTCCTCGATCACAAAATGCCGCAATCCCTCCAAGTCATTGGCCCATTCCGGATTGTTCTTCAGTTCCCGCTGCATCATTTCTTCTATCAGGTCCGGGGCCAGACGCACGCTCTCCGGCTCCCGCTCCGGAACGTCGGCCTTGAACGTCGTGATGCCGCTGAGGTTCTTGCCCTGAATCTTGGCCGATGTCCGGGCGTCGGAAATGTCGGCCACCCAAGCCAGTGGATCACCCCCTCCCATGCCAGGCCGCGCGAGGCAGCCCATAAAGATTTTGCCCGCCGTCTCGATACCGGCCGCCTTCGCCTCGGCGCGAATCTCCGGCTCGCATGGATCAACAGTTTTCTTGTTGCTGAAGCCGTTGTTGAGGATCATCCCTTCCCAGAAGTGCCGATCGACACCGCGGGCGCCGGGCACTTGGCGCGTGGCGAGCATCTCGGCCAGCCGCTGCCGATCGGCTTCGGTCTGCTCTTCCAGGAGCACATTTCCTTTGCGGACGATGCGTCTCACGCTGCCGGCTCCCAGACGAGTTCTTCTTCTGGTAGCTCTAGCACGTTGTCCGTGTCTTCGACGGCAATTCGATAGAGCCGGCGCCCGCCTACGCCGATCGGTCCCCGGTCTTCTTCCAGCACGCCGGTTGCTGGCCCGTTGACCGTCCGGAAAGTTGCTCGATCGCCGACTTTTCGCGTCTTGTGTCTCATTGGTTTTGCCTTGGTGGCGAGTTAACCCCGTGTTGCCCTTCCCGCGGTTGCGGGCCTTGTTGTTGTGGCGCCGGTGCGCCGGGCTGGCCTCCCGGTGGTCCCGGTGCCGGCGCGCCGGCCGGCGGCTGGCTCTGAAACTGCTGCGGCGGCTGGATCATGTACCGCGACACGTCCATCTGATTTGCTTTTCCGTAGTCCTCCATGATCGCGTTCCACGGACCGACTTCGCCCCACTGCATCGCGATCTGCTGTAGGAATGGCATAATGGCCGTCATGATTCCTTGCATATTTTGGATGTTCGCCTGCCGGTCCAAAATCTGCATCGAGCCGGCTTCAATGCGATAGTCCAGCTCGCGCACCACCTCTTCGACCTGCGCGGACGCCACCAGCTTCTCCCAAAGCTGCGCCCGATCGTTTCCCAGGCACGGCGCCACGTCCTGCGCGGTGAGGAACCACTTGGCGACGAAGGCTTCCTTACGGGCGATGATTGTCTGCCGATCCTGCACACGGTCGGCCATGTCCTTCAGCCGAATAGAGCTGTTCTGCTGCTTGATCTGCGTCTCGGTGGCCGAGCGGTCCTGACCTTCCCCGGTCATGCCGTAGAGTAACGCGCTCGCCCCCACGCGCTTGTCGAACGCATCAGCCGTTCGATCGAGCATGTTGTAGATGTCGGGGTGAAACTCCGGCTGCTGCACGTAGGCGATCAGCTTGCGCACGTCGTCGGCAGTGCCAACTTCGCTTTCGACTTCGATGATCCGCTGGTCGCCGACCTGGATCATCTTGCGCTTCTCCTGCTCATCCATGCCCTTCATCACGGCGATGATCGTTCCGCAGGCGTTTTTGACCTTGCTGGCCAGCCAACTCATCCCCCAGTTGATCCACTTCAGCTCGCCCAGTCCCGGCGCGAAGTGCGACATGGGCCAAATCTGGTTCGGGATCTCGTGGAAGATCAGGCTCGTGAACGGCCAGCCGTCTGAGAAGGCCCAGAACGGGATCGGCCACTCGACCGCCTTGGCCAGCTTCTGCGACCAGGCCGCGGCCGCGTTGGGGTCGTACTGGTCCGGCAGGTCGGTGACCATCTTGCTCGGCAGGTTCAGCGGGTACGGGATGCCGTTGACCAGCACCAGGTGGCAGTAGTCGCCGAATCCATCGAAGACCTGCTTGAGTTCCGGCTCGATGCCGGTCATGCGGCCGCCGAGCCCCATCTTCGACCAGATTTCGTAGCTCGTGATGACCTTGTTCGTGACCGCCTGTCGCCGCTTGTTGAGGCCGTCCGGATCGGTGGCCGTCTCGCTGGAGATGCCGACCGTCTCGCTCGTGTCGGAGGCGCCGTTGAGCGCTCCCCGCGGCAGTTGCCAGAAGTCCTCCAAGTCCCATTGCGGCGTTGTTCGGACTCGGCAGCACCATGTGCAGTCCTGAATTTTCTGCACGTCCGGATCGAGGATCAGGTTGTCGACGCTGTCGTGGAAGCTGCCGACCAGTTTCGTGCCGAAACCACGCTGCACGTAAAGCTCGGTCCACCAGACGCCCATGCCCTTGAGCAGGCACTCGTCGATCACTCGACGGCTCTCGCTCTTGAGGTCCAGCTCGTTCGGCGTCCAGTTTAGGTAGTCGCTCATCAGCTCGGCGCGGATCTTGTCGATGATCTGCGTGGCCGCGTCGTTTTGTTGCTGCTGCTGGGCCTGCTGAACGATCTGCTGCTGATAGACCTGCTGCATTTGCGCCAGGATGGCCTGCAACTGCGGGTTCGCCTGAGCGAGCTGTTCGAGCTGTGGCGGCAACTGCGGCGGCGGACCAGCCAGCACCTGATAGACTTCGGGGGGTACCGGCTCGAGCCGCCGGGGCGTTACCGTCCGCACGGGGTTGTCGTAGTAGAGGGCCGGGGCGAAAAGCTGCAGCAGCTCCGCGATCTTGTTCATCGTGTAGCGGAACTGCGGCGGGGCGAGTTCATCTTCGCCTTCCTGACCGTCCGCCATGTAGCCGCCGCGGCCCCGTCCGGATCGCGTCCAGAGCCAGTTGCTCAGGGCGCTGCCGCCGTGGAAGAAGTAGAGGATCTCCTGCGCGGCCTCGGAGAAGACGCGTCTCTTGTAGTCATTGCCTTGTTTGATCTTGCTCAGCCACGCATCGACCAATGGCCTCAACGGATGGCGGCCGGCGTTCGAGTCAAACGACGAGGAGTCTTCCTGGACCGGCGCATCGAGGCCGATCTGTGACGGCTGTGGGCCATCGGGCTGAGCAGTCTGGAATGACTCCGACGGATTCAAGCGGTCGCTCCGATCGCGCTGAAGGCAATGCCATTGACCACGCCAATCTTCTGGCCTGGATGGAGCGAACCACCGAGGTCAGTTCCGATCAGTTGCCAGGCGATCGCCGGAGGGTCGCCCTGCAACTCAGCCAACGCGGCGACCTGCTCGAAAGCGATCGTGTCGCCCTCGAAGTTGTGGCGCGCGCCGTTGACGAGGATCTTGGTCGGGCCGCTGACGACGGGCTGCATCTTCTCGTACTTCTCGCGCAGTTCAGCGAGTTCGGTCCTGAGTCGCTCGCAGTCCGCGAGCACGCTCGCCATCTCGCGGTCCAGCGTGCGCGCAAAGGCCAGCGCAACAGCCACGTCTGGCTTCGCTCCTGGCGGCCACGCTTGGGCGGCTTTCTCCATCGCCCAACGGGTTGGCTTCTTCGTTTCCACTACCGGCTCCTCCGCACGCGCTCCTCACGCGGCACCGGCGCCTCCTCGATGCCAAGCTCGCCGGCTTCGTCCTCCATCGCCTCCAGCAGCGCCGCCTGCTGCGCCTTGGCCTCTTCCGGCGTCAGCTCGACCCTCGGGGCCTCCGGCAACGGAGCGTCTTGGTCACGCTCACCGGGCATCGGCAGCTCGATCTGCAGCTCCCTGGCGATCACGGCCAAGCACTGCTGCATGTGCTGCATAGCCAGCATCATCGAAAACAACTCTCGGTCGCGCGCCGTGTAATCCCAGCAGCCGTTCTCTCGCTCCTCCTTCTTGATCGTCAGCGGGTCGGCCGCGTGGCGGACCCATCCATCCGTGATCGGTAACCGGTTCGCCAGTGAGGCGACCGTGACGCGTCGCGACTGCACCTGGATCACCGCGGCCGGCACCGGCGCAACACTGGGGTTGCAGTTCGGATAGAAGTTCACGATCTGGCCGGGATAGATCGGCGGCATGTCGAACGGAATCGACGACGGTTCTGGCGGACGGGCAAAATCCCGGACGGCGAATCCGGTGGCGCCGATCTTGGGTAGCGTGGCAGTGGACATTCAGGTCTCCTTTGAAAAGTGGTTTATCGCCCCGGTCCGAGGTTTACGTACCCTGGTCCATCATGGCGGTTTCTGTTGCGCAGCCGCTCCTGCTTCTCGCGCAGGTACTTGCTGACGCCCACGGGCGACGTCGACGAGCGGCCGCCCTCCATCCGAATGTGTGGGTGGTAGTAGACCGCCTTGCACATCACCAGGTACTGCGTCGCCACTTGGAGGTGTACTGGCCCGCGGTCATCCGGTTCGTCGGTCATTATCCAACGGCTCGGATCAAGCGGGTCTCGCTCGCGCTTGCGGTGATAGGTCTCGGCTTCCGCCCACCAGTTCGGTAGTCGCCCTTCGACGATGCGTAGCTTCGGAGGCGAGTCTTCGCGCGGCGCCAGGCAGCGGTGCATCATTTCAACGCGTGGCATCCTCTTCGTGAAGCTGCGCAAGAAACCGTAGCCAGTCCTCTCCGCCCGAATGTCATGTTCCTCGAACGCATCCCGGTATTGCTCCGAGATCCGCTTACCTGTCACCCAGCGTGAGTGGCTACCCTGCTCATCGATGATCCAGGCGTAGTACCGCTTGCCGGCGATTTTGAGCTTCATCCCCTCGGCCAGCTTTTGGTCCGTGCAGTTGCGGATATAAAGCTCATCTTCGAGATAGATGAAGTCGCCGAACTCCGGCGGCGGCACTGCGGCAAAGAGCACGGCGCAGACCTGCACGCCAGGATCAATCACAGCAAAACGTGTCCAGCTCAACGGCAGGTGCCCCTTCGCCAGCTCGGGGGCTGACAGCGGCACCTCGTGCAGCCCCCGGCTCAATTCCGGGAACATCTTCCATTCGTCGATCGTGTATTCGCCCAAGTCCATCATCTTTTGGACGTCCTCGCCCTGAAAACGCAGAGCGCGGGAAAGCCGCTCGTTGGCGAGCTTGTCGACGTGGGTGTTGAGCTTGCGGTTGAACTGCCACTCAACGATATCGGGGTCGTCGGGACGCTCGCGTTTTTGCAGGGCAGCCCGCTGGCTCATGCGCAGCAAGGCGATCGTGCGGGAGTGTGGGCGGGCGGACCAGGTGAGACGACCGCCGCCGCCCTTACCGTCGGCGATGCGAGCCAGGGCCTCTTCGATCCAGGCCGGGTCGTCCAAGTCTTCGTCGAACCAGTAGGCGTCTGCCCGGAAACCTTGCGGCGGTTTAGCGCGCGACGAGTAGGCCCAGATTTCCCAGCCGTTGTACAGCCGGCAGACGGCGAAGACGTGTTCGTGCTTGCGTTCCCAGGACCAGTTCTTGATAAACCGCTGGGGGATTAGAGGCGGCGCCGGGACGGCCAAGTGCGCCCGAAAAATATCTCGCGGGTCTTCGGGCAGGAACGGCCGCCAGCGGTTCGTCACGCCGTCGCGGATGATCTCGAACGCCCCGCGCTCGAAAAGCACTGGGTAGATTACCTTGCCGATGTGGTCTTGGTCAAAGCCGACAATGACGCCGGTGCCCCCTTTGCCAACCTGGAATTTACCATAGGGATCTTGTTCGGTCGCCGCTCGCGCGAATTCGACCGCTGCGCAGAGCGTGTTGTGCGTGACAATGCAATCTCGCGTCACGTAGGTGTGCGTCGGGGACGTTACGGAGATGCACACGCATTCCGCTGGTCCAGCGGGTTCTATCTTCGCAAGAAGACGCGGCAATGATCGAACGGCCTGAACTCTCCAGTTGTGCCATATCAGCGCCTTTCTGGTCAGCCTAAATGGACAGCGCTCGTTGAATCGGACGGTCATTCTCAGCGACGGTCTTCCCTCCCTCATCTCGCCCTTGTAGGAAAATTTCTTTCTGACCCATCGACCGTGTGAGCACCTGCCTCCGAGCGAGCGCACGAGGAAGGCAACGTCATTCGCGAGCTGACGAGAGGTAGTTGTGAAGGATGCTCCTGAGAATTTATGACGTCTAGAGCGCCTCTCGCCGATCGTTCCGTCAGTATCCATTAATCCTTGCAGGACGGCGAATCTCACGTCATGCGTGTTGAAGAGGTAATCTTTCGGGACAAACTTCTCCCACGACCGACAACCCCAGATACCGAGATAGCGGCATGCGTCGACGATCTCATTGTTCAAGCCGGCCTTTTTCGGTGAACGGCAAATGCGATAGTCGAACGCTATTTTTCCTGGATGCTTTCCTTGTCGTAGTCGTAGGCCGGACGGAATAGATTCGGACACGGCTTGCACGATCTCATCGTCGCCTGATGAGACGCTAGGTCCGCCGGGCCCTAAATGCCCATCGCCAAGAAGAACGCCGAGCAGATAGGGGTCGATCGGTGTCGTTCTCTTTGGCATCCACGACACGCACGTCGGAATCTCGACGCGGCTTCCACTTACGGGCTCGTCGCCGACGCGATCCCGGATTGAACGAAGCGACATCGTGATCCAGTCTCCGGCGCGCGCCCCGTTCTTCCTCTCGGATCGCGTCCTTACAAGCCAGAGATGTTCGTCGCAGCATCTGGTCCATGCTCCATCGTTGAACGTAAGGCGAAAGGTCTCTTTGACTCCCTGTGGAAAAACACCGTCGACTACACAGGGTTTTCCGTCGCCGCCAATGACGACATCGCCGACTAGTAGCGATCCGATCGGCACGAAGCCATTCGGGGTTAGAACCGGCTCGTCGATAGGCTGCGCTTTTCCAGCGCGCACGCCAGACCGCAGAATGCGCTCGTGGGCCATCGACGCGTGATAGTCCGCCAGGTGCGGCAGCGGCTCGTAAAGCCGCAATGCCTCATACCGCCGCCGGCAGAGCTCCGCTAGGATCTCGTTGATCCGGTTCGCCCGCCACTGCGTGATCCGTTCCTGCTCCGACGGCACAGGGAGCGGCCTCGGCCGATCCTTCTTCGGCATGGGGGTTTTCATCGCCCCCTTCTGGATCTTCTCCAGGGCCGCGTTGTAGGACTCCTGAATCGAGGCCCGATGCCTGCCCAGCAGTCTGGCCGCTTCCGTCAGGTTCCCGTCGCACTCCCGCACTGCCTTCAGGACTTCCGCCTGGCGCGCCGTCAACGGGTTCAGTTTTTTCTTGGCCATTGGGGGCTAGACCCAGGTACTGCAAGTGCTCACGTAGCTCGGCCACGAGGTCGGCTTCGGTGATCAGCTCATCGTCCTGTCGTTGGTCCTCCTGGTCTTTCGCGGCGGCCAGCATGATCTGCACTTGCGCAGACATCGCTTGCTGCTTCGCGACCCCTTCCGCGTTGTCGGCCCATTCCTTCAGGGCGTCGACGAAGTTTCCAGCGCCTCCCCATTTCCGGCAGACAAGTTCGGCGAGTTCTCCGAGGGCTGGCGATCCCCCGCGGCGGCGAGTGACGGCCACACCCTTGACGAACTCTTCGACAGCGGCGTTGTCGGGCCGTGCGCTTCCTTCTGTGTCTGGTCGCTCTTCGGTTGGCATGAATGGTCCCCGTTGCCCGTTGGATGCAGCGCGGCCGGCAACACCTCCGTCGGGTCGCCGATGTACATGAGCCGCATGTTGCTGTTGGGCATTTGCAGCCCCTGCATCCATCGCTGACTAACCTTGTCGGCTTCGATGATGCGCGGCTTGCCAACGATCTTCGGCTTGGCGTGCCCGGCCCAGGCGTCCCAGTTGCAGAAAACCGGGTTGTAGCCGAGTTTGTGCTGGATCACGAGACTCATGTCGCGCGTGCTGACCACGTCCTCGGTCGAAACCTTCTCGCTGCGGAAACGGTCCCGATACTCGTAGTCGAAGTAGGGCGGCGCGATCAGGTCGAACAGCCGTATGTCGAACATGATCAGACCCGTCGGCAGCGCGGCCACCGGCATAATTCCGGCCATGACGGCCGCATGCTCACGATCGTATTGGGCGAGCTGGTGCCCAAGGTTCGGGTCGTCGCTCTCGAAGTTTCGCCATTGGAATACGTAGACGTTTTCGTGCGGCGGCGGACCGCAGTACGGAGCGCCGATCGCGACCGGCTTGCCCTTGTCGTACTGCTCTAGCAGGAAGGCGAGCGACGAATCGAACCAGGGCTTGACGCCTGGCTCGCCGAGATGCACGTCGGGCACCTGGTCGGAGTCAACCATGATGATGACGTCGGCCTTGGCTTCGCGGGCTTGGCGAATTGCCAAATTGCGGGTCATGCTGATCGGTGTGTCTGTGATGTCAGTGTCGTAGACCTCTTCGATGCGGTTCGCGAACCGCGAGTCAGTCTTGCACTTCAACAGCGTCTGCGCCCACCATCGGCGCAGCGAGGGATGTAGACTAGCGCACGATCCATTGCCGGCGTAGCAAAAAAAAGCCACGAACAGGCTGATCTTACTCGGAACCATCTCGTCTCCTGGACCGTTCTCGTTTATGAATGTCGCCGGAAGATCGTAGGGAGGGTTGTAGTAATTCCTCCCCTCCTTCACTGGCCGATTAGCCTTTCGTCCGGCTCACCGGCTGCGGCGCCTACCGGCTCTTGCTGGGAAACCGTCTGGCCGCGCGATAGCACCTCCTCGCGCGTCGGATCGGTGTCTGGCAGTGACTTTGGCATGCGACCAAAGAGCCGATCGAAATGCTCGGCTTGTCCATCCGGCTGCTTCACCTGCCGCCCCTCCTGGCATGCCTTCTTCACGTCCTCCTCCAGAAAATGCCCGTCCGCGACGGCGAAGTACGCGAAGGCCGCCGCCTCAATTTCCTCCAATGAACTCATCTCCGTGGCGTCGACCTTGACCGTGTGGACCGGGCTCGGCTTGGCTTCGTCCCAGATGGCGAAGCGAACATGAAGCTTCCCGTTCTCGCGGCCGTGCGCGGCGTATTGAGCGATCAGACCCATGACTTACCTCCTAGGGGGTGCTAGACTTCCTGAGTGACGGCTTCCTGGCCGACAGTGGCCAAAGAAGGCGCGCGGCGCGGGCCGGGCTGGAGGAGCAAGACCTCTGCGCCGCGCGCCGGGCCAGACAGCGGACGCTGCTGCCGAAGAAGAACGGTTGCTGCGCGCGAGGCGCAAGAGTAGATCGGGCACGTCTGTGCCATGTGCGTGTTCGCTTGAATGTCTGGCCTTCTTCGTGCCCCGGCGAACGCAGGAACCGCTTACCGAAGGACCGCTCGTCGCGGCTGCCTAGTTGCGGTTGATGATGTTCGCCAGAATCGAAACTCCGGTGTTCGCCGTCGTGGCCGCGCTGAGAGCGTAGCCGATGACACGCGACACTTCGTTCGCCAGCGGCGTCGTGGCACCGGCATAAGCCGCCACCGCCCACGCCGCTTGCTTGATCTTGCCTGCGCTCAGCGCCGTCGCGGACCCTCCAGTCCCCGTGATTCCCTGGCTCGTGCAGGCCGTCGTGAGCGACGTAAGCTCGTTCGGAGCCGCCGCCGCGATGACATTCGTCGAGTCGGCGTTCAGGCCCGTTGTCACCGAGCTAACCCCCCGGAGCACCACCCAGAAAATGTCGTTGTTGACCACGGCCTGCGTCAGCCATTCATCGCCGACCCAGCCACGCTGCGCATCCGTGATCGTGTAGCCGTCGATCTGCCCGATCTGTCCGGTTACCGGGTGAAGCAACTGCGCCGCGACCGGCAACTGGATGCCGCTCACGTTGCGGGCCATGCGGCACAGGTTGTAGGCCCCAGTGCGGATGGCCTTGGCATAGCCGCTGGTGAAGTTCACGTCGGGGAAGAGCTTCTCGTAGCCCTCGAGCTGGGCGCCGTCGGTCGAAGCCGGGGCCGCGCCGTTGATGCCGGCCCAGCTCTGGCTCCGGTTGAATAGCCCTTCTTGATCGAACGACATGATTTTGACCCTTTAGTTTTTTAGACGCTGATTGACCAGGATCTTAGGCGACCGGGATCTTGGGGCTACGCCAGGGCGGTTCCGTCCATGAGCTTGAAAAACCCGCGTGGGCTCTTGAACTTGAACTGTCCGAGGAAGTCGACCGCCACTCGGCTCGACCGAGTGCTCATGTCGTACTCAGGGCCCTCACCCTCGAACATCTGGCCCTGCATCGAAAGCAGTTGGCAGCTTTCCAGGTCGATGCCGTAGCCGACGCCAGGCGGAATTCCGTACTCGCTGGTGATCTCGGCGCCGTCCTGGTAGATCGAGTCGCGGAAACCGAACTGCTTGGCGCGGGTCTGTTCGGCGGTGACGATGATCCGCTGCTGCGAG